CTACCTTTTCTTACTACCTTTGACTTTTCTAGCTTTGCTATTCCGTGAATATTTTTTCTTGCCATTAGTTAATCCTTGTTGCGATAATAAACTTACTTTCTTTGAATACTGTGAACTGAAGGATTTGTAAATATCTTTTGACATTATTTTTTCTTTATTAGATCCATGCCTGGTTTAAGTCCATAGATACTACCAAAGATACCTAACACTAGCCATTTGTAGAACTCAGGAAAGTTATTAAAATATTGAAAGAATAGATCTAGCTTTTCTTTAGCTTGAGGATCTCCACTAAATACAGACCATGCAAGAACTACAATAGGTAGCACTACTATAATAAGCACCAGCTCATCTTTCCAGCCTTTATTATTGTTATCCATAACAGATTTTTGGTAATCAATCTCTCCTGAAGCCATCTTAGACATGTAAGTTTTCTCAGCTACAGACTCCAATCGTTTACTTTCTTGCCTGTTTTTAAATACTTCTGCTCCAGTTTTGACAACTGATGATAGTAGACTAACCCAAATCATTATGTATTTCTTGACCTATTAGCAGACTTAGATTGTACTCTTAAATTACTTATACTGTTATTTCTTGGATTTCTATCTTTATGATCTACATCTCTGCCAAGAATACTAGATCCTAGTTTCTTTTTCATTTTTCTTCTTGCATCATTTCTTCCAGCTCTATCTTT